TCCTATTTATAACGCAACAGCCATTGCAAGTGCAAAACCTGCTGAAGCTGCTCCGACTGGTGTTCCTGTTGCGTCCAGGTAAACCGATTTACTTGCTGGTAAAGTACAGAATACATCTTTTGTACCACTAGTAAAGTTAACAGCTGCATCTGAATTAGAACTGGAGATAACTGTAGTTCTAGTTAGATTTGCACTCGTACCATCTAATGTTCCAAGTCCAACTTCAAACTCTGTTGTACCTTGATTAAAGATACAATAGTAAGTCGTGTTGTTGTTTCCTATGCCTTGTGCAAAAGTTTCAAAACCAGTTACTGCTGCTCCAAGTGCCATTGCACCTGTACCAGTAGTTGTGCTCGTTACTTTTACTCTGTCGTTTATTACCAACGCCATAAATTTTCTCCTTAACTCATACTAATAATTGCATTAGCAGGTGTAGTTGGATCAGGGAACGTAATAGTGAAATCACCATTCGTTGCTGTCTTTGCTCCACCAAAATCTAAAACCACTACTAGTCTATTTGCTGTACCATCAACTGTATCAGAATTGTATATTGCTGCATAAGCTGCAGTAAAAGTTGCACTTGACCAAGTTACATTTGCAAAGTCAACTGAAGCAACCGCTGTACCTGAAGCAACTCCATTATTAGTTAAAGTTTTAACCGCATAGTTAGAACCTCCACCTGAACTTACTTCGTCAGTAGCTGAATATACAGTACTTGATGTTGTGTATGGAAAAGATCCACTTCCAACATACAGAGACAGTTTAAAAGTGTTTCCTCCTGAATTCTGAAAATCGTGTTGTCCAGAAAAGAGTGCACCTCTAAAACTAAAAGGTATTATATTTGCCATATTATTTTATCTCCTTAATTACTTGATGGTGGTTTTACGTTTAGTTGAGCACGAACTTCACCATCTTGATATTCGTCTCTGCGTCTGATACCGATTTGCTCGATAGCGTACGATTCTAAAGCTTCATTATATTGCGCTTGATAGTATTGTAACATATCCTGCGGACCTTTCAAGTATCCATATGCATTTACCAGACAAGCGTACAAAAGTAAATCTTGATATTTGTTTGACAGATAAGTTCCAGTTGTGGCCGGAGCGGGACTTGAAGTTGTGTCTGTAATAGAATCTGGCTCTTTGTCATAAGCTAGTGTAATTTCGTAAGTTTTATCAGGTGTTGGGGCCACTACCCAAAAGGTTTCATCCCAGTTTGCATAGTATTTTGGAATATCTACAGCTTGTGTTCCAGGTGTAGAATAGTATTCTGCCATAAAACTAGTGTCTCTTTGTTCTAAATAAAATTGATTTCCAGCTTGATCTTTAAATTGTACATATCTAATTGCTCTTAAATCAGATGGAATAGTTACATATCTGTTTCCAACAATTGCATTTGATGTTGCATAAAATACATTTTGATCTGTGTCTATTGCTCTTGTAATTTTGTTTTCTGCATTTTTTATCATTGTTGATAAAACAGAATCAGATAAAACTGTGCTACTAACTTCTGTATAGTTTCTAATATCAGTTCTTAAATTGTCTAAAGTGTATGCCATTATCCGTTTACTACCTCAAGTGTTACTGGTCCTGCTGAACAGTTTGCTCCACCACCTTGTATATTACCTGATGTAGCATTACTAGTACTAGTTATGTAAAAATAATTTATTGGAGTTGTTAAAGAATCTGTTGTTGTAGCTCCTGTAACATTACCTGCTGAATCTATTTGACCTAATGCAATAGTAAAACCATTTGCATTATTTAAATCACTTACATTGTCAAATGTAGGAATGTTTCCAAACGATTGTAAATTTTTTAAATCTGCTTCATCTGCACCACCGGGTCCTGCAGAAGTTACAACAGGAGGTCCTCTAAATCTTACAATATCACCTGCAGATCTTTGATGATCTTCTGAAAAAACATTTACGTAAGTTGTGCCACCATAAATAATAGATGTAAATGGATTGTTACCTAAAAGTATTAAACTTGTTTTAGACGCTGGTTGTGGTCTTGGATTATATAAAGCTTGTGCATCTGATCCAACTGGTTTTGGTTCTAGTTGTGGTTGCTTTGGTTCATACTCTGAAGTGTGAACTAAAAATCCATTCCATTCTCTTACCATTTCATCATAAGGAAATGCCATACCTGATCTATCAGAAATTGCTAATGCGTGTTTACCTGATGCATACTTACCCATTATACTCCATCTCCATAAAATGTTTGTGGTGAAATGAAAGTAGATGTACCTTGATTGTCTGCATCAAGTGCTCTTAACAATTCACTTTCATATCTTCTTTCCAATTCTTGACTTCTGTCTGGTGAATATTTTAAACTTAAGTAATAAGCTAATCCAGACATCATACAAGGATAGAATCTATTTACTACATCTGATGTATTGTTATAATCTCCAACATCTTGAATTTTAGATAAATAATAAAAACAAAATTGAAAACTACTTGGTGTAGTTGTGCTTGATACACTTGAACTTGGTGTCGTATATAAAAATACGCTTGGATTTAATTTTCTCTCTACATAATATTGTGAGGGTGTACCTTTAGCTAATTTGTTTGGTGTTTGTGAATATGTTGATCTATCAATTTTTGTAAGTGCTACATCTACTGGTGCAGTTGTAGTAGAATTATTTCTATAATATGCTTCTAAAACTGTATCTATATCATCAGGAAAATTTTCTGAATCAGATGCATAATTGTATTCTGCTTGTCCTTCGACTAGGGGTACTTTAGCTAGTTTTACTTTCCATAAATGAACACCTCTATTACCCCATTCTTGAAACATAATATTTAAAGAACGTCTTGCAGATCTTAATTGATAACCTGTTCTAGTTCCATTCATACCTGTTCGCTCAAATGCTTCTTCTATAATATCATCTATTTGTGGATTGAATTCTGTAGTTTCTGAAGTAGGTGAAATAGTTTGTGCAGTATTACCCATACCACTGTGAGCAGTACAATAATAAAATAATAGTGGAGCGCCAGTTGTTCTAACTGGTGCAACATTAATAGTTACACTTGCTCCTGCATTACCTGGAACTCCAGCTGTAGTTACACCTGTAGTATAAGCAACACCTGCTGGTGTTGCGTGTGTACCATTAGCAGTAGTTGAAAAAGCTAATTGATGAGTTAAGTTTGTACTATCTGATTGGTCGAAGATATAAGTATTGCCTTCTTGTAAATACAAGACAACATTAGCCTCTCCGTTAATATAAAATTTATTACCGGTACCGTATTGATTAGTTCCCGTTGCTACGGTTACTGTGTAAGTTATTGTAGCCACAATTTAATCCTACGTAAATGTTATAGTAACACCAGGTGTTGCAGTTAAATCTAAATAAATTCCGTCGTCAAATAAAATTCCAGAACCAGGAACATAAAAATCTATTCCCTCGTCTCCAAATTTAAATGTAGCTATTACAGTTCCAGCTGCTCCGCCAGATTTAAAAATTATACTAGAACTCGCTGCACCTTCCGCTTGAATTCCTGTTATTCTAGCTCTTTGTCCTAAAGGAACCATTTGTGCGTCTGCTGTTGCGTGGGCTACCTGTTGATCACTTGAGTATGATGCCATTTGTTTCTCCTGTTAAATTTTGTGTGGGCCGAAGCCCACACTCAATTAATTATTATAAATCTGCTGCGTCTTGAACAGAATTATTTTGTAGGTACATAACAGTAACTGTAGCTGCACCAGTTGTTGCGTCACCACTAGCACCTGTAAAATCAGCAAGAACTTGTATGTCAGTTGTACCAACATTAGTTGCTTCTGTATCTAAAGTACCGTGAGTAGTAGCTAAAGCTTTAACATTAGCTCCATTTATGAATGCATCTGCATCCGCTATTGTTCCAACTGAAACAGTTGCTGCACCACTATCATTATTTACTGTAGTAACGTTTAAAATTACATCTACTATTTGTGAATTTGCTGGAATTACTGCGCAAACTTGATTTAAATGTGAAGCACCAATAATGTCAACTTTTACTGATTGAGCCATTACAACTTGTCCAACATTTGCAATGTTAGTTCCAACTGTAGTTCCTGTAGTGTTTGAAATCGTTCCCGCTTTTATCGGTCCCGAAAATGTAGTATTTGCCATTTTATATTCCTCCTAGAATATCTGAATACTGTCCTCTAGGGTTGTCGACTATACGCGTCAGTATTCATCATTTATTTAATGTATAGTGGTTAGAATATATACTAGTTTTTAGTAGAGCGCAAGAGAGCCTGTAATGTGAAATGATTTTTCAACGATGTAGCTTTTTATTAAGTTGCTACTGAAACTTGTGGAGCAGAACCTTCAACAGCGTTCTGTCTGTGAGCAATGGCTGCTTCTTCTAACTTAATTTTAGTGATGATTTCTTTTACTTTATCATCAATTCTCACCATCTCAAGAGTGTATCTATTGTTAGATAGATGCTCCTGTTCCCACTTCAACTCCAAGGACCTTTTTTGTTTGTATAGGTCTTGTATCATAAGTAACCTCCTCATAGGTTATTCTGTTTACTCGGTCATCATAAGATGATCCAAGATATTCCCATTTTATATCATTTTCTCCTAGTTTGTCAACTATTGCGTTTTCCATTGAGGTTGGATTGTCTTGTGATTCCACTTCAAACTTGCCGTGGTAATCATAAGCCCATATATTTACTAGGAATTTCTTCATTTTTACACCTTATATAAAAAAAGGGGCCGAATTGTGATCGGCCCCTAAATATTTTATTGATTACGTTGCGTTTGAACCAAAGATACCTCTTGGATCAGAGAATCCAAATACATATCTTTCTCTCGCTTTGTATCTAACGTTGCCTGTATCAAAGTCACCTTCCATTGAAGTTTTGATAGGTGATCTATTGAAATGCTTCAGACCATTAGGCACATCAGTTTTAATGAAGAATTTCTTATTAGCAGTTAAGTAATTATTTACTGTGTAACCACCAGAGATCATTCCCATATTTCTGATTGCGTTAATGTCGTTATCAGCTGTACCTGTTCTGCCTGCAGAATTCATAAGTCTGTCAGCAGTAAATTGAAGAGCTGAAGGAATTACTAATTTAACTCCTTGCGCCGCAATTTTTAGGCCTCTTTCATCAGTGAAAGCCGCGATGTCAATCAACGACTGTTCTAATGAAGTTTCATTAAGTTCAGCTGGTGTTGCTAATTCATTTGCCAAGTCACCTGCTAATGTAGGGTGGTCAGTAGCACAAAGCTCCTTACCATCTCCACCAGCAAAGTTACTGTCAAATGCATTGTTAAGTACCGCTGCACCTTTGATATTTTTAGTAGACGCCATAGATCTTGCTAAAGCTTTTGTATATCTAGACGCAAGTCTGTCATACAAGTTATCTTCGATAGCTTCTTCTGTAATAGCGAATGCTAAT